AACGACCAAAGTCTTTATTGGTACCATCATTAGGCGTATCATCTATAACTACAACATCTATACCAGATTCAAATCCTGTAGGTAATGTAAATGTAGTTTTATTCGTCGAATTACTATAAGTAAAATTACTAGCAGCAAGTTCTGTATAATTATCTAAATGGATATTATGGTCAATAGCTATTGGATTATTAGCATCAACTACTGTATCTATATTAGCAGTAGTATCTGTATTTTTCAAATCAAAAGAAGTTAGATTATTAACAGAATCTAGAACATATAAAGCATCATCAATTACTGCTAAATGTTTTACATTCTTTCTTAATGTCCATTTAAACCAAGCTGACTGTACTCTTTTTTCACCACTATTAAAATAGCGGTAACCATAAATGGTATTTGTACCTGTAACTCCTAAAAATATAACATTGTTCTCTCTTGAACTAGTTATTAAATCAATTCCTTTAGGTAATAAATTTGGTATAACCGTACTCTGATCTAATACTGCAGGCTCTCTCGATCTTTGAACTGCAACCATTTCAAATAATCTAGTATTTTTACCTGCATTATCTAAGAAACCTATTGAAGTGCCAAGAGAAACTGGAGGATTTTTAGTGTTATAATTATAAGAAGCTATCGGATCTACTTTAGCTGTATCAGCAGTAAGTACTTCAGCTTCTGCTGTCATTAAAAACTGTTGGTTTTGGCTAAATAATAGCAAACCTGCAGGTGTCTCTATCCCATCAAGTAGTTTAGAAGGGTAAGTAGAACTAGCAGTTAAATCAATCACATCTTCTGGTGATAAAGTTAAAGCAGTCTTAGCCCAAAAATTAGGTTGTGTTATATTTGCATCACCTGGTTGTGATAAGATGACATTATTAGCACTAAGAAAGGCTACT